GTTTGGTCCGAGTAAAACCATGCGGTATACATCATTTGACATATTTCGAGTAGAATCTTGATTACATGTTGATCACAGTACATATAAGCAAGCTCTTCGGGGTTCATAGATAAAAAGAAAATATTCATTTTGTAAATTGTTTTTTATTAAAAAAAGTCTAACTTAAGTTTTAATCATCTCCTCCATCTGACACGTAATCTTCCTCAACAACTTCTTCTTCGTCTTCGTCATCAATTTCAATCGCTTCATCTTCCTCTGGTTCGTCATCGTCTTTCTTTTCTTCTGGATCTTCATCTTCTTCAACAATTTCTTCTTTTTTCTTAGGCTTCTTCTTCTTTTTAGTTGAAGTTTTATCAAATAACTTTTCTAACTTTTTCCATTTAACCTCTACTAATTTATTTCTTTTTTTGTGTTTATCTTTCACAGATTGTATAAATTCATTTGAGTATCCGTGTGATTTTAACACTGATAAAACACTTTTTATAGGTGGGACCTTGAATTTCGAATAATAATTTTCATTCAAGATTGCCATTTGTGGTATTAATTTAACTTTAACTTTACCATTTTTCAAAACGGTTGTTTTTAAGACGATACTATCAAGGTATTCTATATGTTTTTCAACATTTGTACATTTTTTTTGAATAGGTTGAATTTCTTCCACATTTGGTTTTTTAAAAGGAATACCCATTTTTTTACAGTTTCTTTCCAAGCTTTCCAAATAATCTTTTTTGTCTTGAACGTAAAAAGGTGGGCGTTCAGGTTCAGGTTTATATTTAGCATTAACAATATCATAAACAAGAGAACCGGGTAAAAGTTTTTCTCGAAATGGTTTATTTACGTGGTTATTTTTATCTTGCATAAAACAGCCAGGTTTATTTAACATTTGGGACGAGTTTGAGGATAGAGTTGTCATTTTATCTTACTTATACTTCTATTTTATTACAACTTAGGTCTAATTCACATTCTAAAATTTGGTGAGCCGAAAAGTATTTAAGAGACTCATACGGTCCCCAAAGTTCAATAACTTTACGCTTTTTATCGTACCACATGTACGAGAGATCAAGGTAACGTGTTAACCAATAAAACTTTTTACCGTTCTTACCGATAAATTTAAAAATATCATCCTCATTATAAGCAGATACGTCAAACTGACTGTAATGAGCACTTGGTGGGTTGTATGGAGCCATGGTCCTTTTGGTTTGTCTTACTGTTATTAAGCGTCTCTTGTTTAAGCCTTATATGTTTTTGTGTATAGAGTCCTTTTTTAGCTTTTTTATCGTTCTTAGTGACACGAGTCTTAAAGGGATCTTTCATATATTACTTTTTTATTTTTTATTGACCGACTTAGGTCTACTTTTATATACCTTCTGTTTCCTTTTTTTCACCAATTCCCTACGGTGTTGACTTTCTGCCTCCTTATTGGCTTCAGTCATTGACGCCCTCCTTTTACGATAAAGCTCCTTAAAGTATTGTTTTTGTGCCTCCTTATTGGCTTCAGTCATTGACGCCCTCAATTCTCTCTTATATTTTCTCTTTTTCTCCCGATTGGCTTCAATGTTGGCTTCAGTCATTGACGCCCTCTTTTTACGATAATACTCCCTATCGCGTTGTCTTACTGCCTCCTTCTGGGCTTCAGTCCTTGACGCCCTCCATTCTCTCCTATATTTTTTAATTTTCTCCTTATTAGCATCCGGCTTTGGATTTAAATTTAACAGTGCTTTAGCAGCATTAGCTTCGTTAGATTTATTAATAGCTTCTTTTACTATTTTTTTATAATTTACGGGCGTTTGTTTTGTAACACGTCGAGGTGTACTCTTTATACGTTGAGTACGAACTGGTATAGGGTTTCTCTTCCGCGCATTTGCAATCGATTTTGCAATAACATTGCTTTTAGGAGTTTGAATTCTTCTTGGTCGAGGAGTATGGTATTGGATATAAAACTGATTATTATTACTCTCAACCATTATACTTATAATAGCCTGTTATTTTTTATTAGAAGACTTAGATCTATTTGGTGTTAAAAAAAGTCCTCTTTGTAAATTTTCCATATTTTTTTCAAAATTTAATGGACTAAATATTTGTTTATTCTTTTTCGGTGCAGGACCCTTTTTTGGTGTATTAAACGCGTTATTTGCTTTCCTTTTGAACGCCGCCTTTTCCTTCTTCGCGTTTTCAGCAATTTTTATGAACGCCTCCTTATTATTAATTTCTATCTTTGCGTTTTTTATCTTTTTTTCCATAAGAGAGATATATGATAGAATATTTTTCTTATTTTTACCTTCAAAAATTTTAGCTGAATTTAAATAATGCTTATACTCTTTATCAAGTTTTTTAAGCTCTTTTTTTAGTTTGTTTAATTCAATTGACATTATTAATATAAACCTATTTTTTATTTTTTTTAGATTTTTCGTTTTTTTCGTTTTTCTCGAGTAACTTTTTGAATGTATTCGGTACGTTTGTAGTATTATTATTGAATGTCAATTTTTTAACAGTTACATTTTTATTATTAATCATACTCGTGCGTGACTTTTTTTTAGCCGGTTGACGAGGTATAGTAGTATTACCAATTTTAAAGTTAAAAAAATTGTTAAATAAACTACCTAAAGTTGATGGTAGAGCTGGCGATGGAGAATTATTAGCTTTTCGTTTTCCCATATACTATCTATAAATAATATAAATACGACAGTTTCGGATTTATATTATTCATTCTTATAATTTTAATTTTTTTTGTGGTGTTTGACCACCGTGTAAAAACTTATTCATCGTTTTTGAATTCTTTGGTGTAGTCAATTTAACTGTACCATTGGTTATTTTTTTCCGCGGTGATTTTTTAGGCGTTCTATTTTTCTTTACTGTTACAAACTCGGTTATATTCTTTTTCGGTTTACTGAGTAACAAACCCATATTATAGTATACCCTGAGATTTTACTTACCTGCACACATACCACAATATTGCTCCTGTTTTGGGTTATACATGAATGTATAGAGTATTAATAAGGTAAAAGTTGCTGATAACAATATATAAGTGTCTTTCATTTTACTAATACACTATATTAAAATTCATCGTCGAGACTAACATCAGAACCCGAATCGTCACTTTCGTCGTCGCTTGGTAATACGTATTCATCATCAGAGTGATCAACGAGTGTGTATGATCCATTTTTAAGTTGTTCATAAAGCCCTGTACTTTCAAGGTTAGTTGTATCATAAAATCCAGAAATACTTTCTTTCGGTACGCTTATGAGATCTTCATCAAAATCCCAAAGTTCATAACCACAATAATCTAAAATCGAAACTAAATATTCCGATCCTAAATCTTTACGTATTTGTGCAATATTCGAAATACTATCTTCGAATTCAATGTCAACAATTTGGTTTTCCATAATAAAAAGTCTACGTTTTAATTCTTAAAGTATATTAAATATGGAAATAAAGAACATTCTTAAAAATAGAGTTATAAACAAAAAAGATGCAGTTATGTTTGATATAGACGATACTCTTATTTTTACAAATGGGGTCGCGAATACAGAAATGATTAATTTATTAAATTATTGTAAAAAATTGGGGTATAAAATTATTATTATAACAGCTAGACCATTTTCAATAATATCACGTCATTTTACAGTGATGCAACTAAGAAAATACGGTATACTATACGATGAACTTTACTTAACACCCGCTATTAACAAGGGTAATCTGAAAAAACAAACAGGATACCATTATATTTTATCAGTAGGAGATCAGGATACAGATCTAACGCATAGCATGTACGGGGTAAAAATAAACGTTCTCTAAGTTTTCCATCTCCGATTACACGTGTGACACGTAACAAACACTGTCATGGGTTCATCGGCGCTACGTGTTTGCATTTGGTAAAAAGTAGTTTTATATCCTCTACATTTCCCACACTTAAATAGTCCTTTATAGTCTTTATCATGCATGTAGTTAGCAGAGTGTAGTTTTTTCATTTCTACAACGGCTATTTTTTCTGCCATTTTAGCGTATGGTCCATCTTTCCACAACCCCTGTGGTGATGCATTAATAACCATAGTTGTTTTAAATTCACCTCTCAAAATTCTATCTTTGAGATCGGGTGAATTTTTTAGATTATACATAATACTCAAAAACTTTTGTTTATATCTCTGAACATGTTTACGATTGTCTGCTGCTGGACAATCACCTACTTCCAATGTTCGTCTATGTGCCCAATTGTATGTATTTCTTTCTAAATTTTGAACGATATTATTATCGATATCTAGTTCCATAACATCGGAATATTTTTGTAACGCGTATTCTCGATTAGATAACATCCTAAATAATTTATATAAATTAATATCGACTTAGGAGTTCCATTTTATTTTTTTTACAATCAGAAAATGACTCTGGGGAGCACATGTTAAAGGGGTCAGATGTTGTAACTGGTTTATTGCGAGTTTCTTTCCAGGCAGTATCCAGAACAATGTTAGTGTATAAATCCGACCTGTATAGTATTACGTATACAAGTATAAGAGCAATCGAAAGTTTAAGTAAAGTATTCATTTATTAAAAGCAACTTTTTTTATTCATATAGAATAGATGACGCTTGCTGTTTTAATAAATGAGGAACGTAATGACATAGTAGAAATAGTTATCGACATTTCACCCGAAAAAAATGAAATTTTCAATATTCTAAGAGGTAAAGCGTCATTTGTAGGTCAGTGGCCTGATGAAGACGTTGTTATAGTTAAGTGTTCGGAATCATCGATTGAACTTAACCTAAACCAAAATAGATTACCTAGACCTTTTACAAACATGTTTATATTAGGTAAAATTTTACTTATACGCATGGACGAGTATTCAGAGCCACAGGACTTTACACTAAAAGAATACCATAAGTTAACTAGAGAATCACGACCTAGAACTCGGTCTTATCCAGGCTTAATCAGTCGACCCTTGAGTCGGAATATGAGCTACTCCTCTCAGAACAGCTTGTGAATATTTCATACATAGTTGAAAATGAGACTGTGCCCAATCCATTGGATTATTCATTTTAATACCAAATGGATTTTCATTTACAATTTTCATCATATCTTTACTTTCATTCATATGGTCTGTTATGTGCAACATAACAGTATCAACTTTTTGTAACCATGTTACATGGTCTTCTTTTTTAGGATCAAACTCTTTTACAAACGACATTTATAGTGTACATACTCACACATTCTTTAACCTTGTATCTAATCTTGATTTATAATATCTATCATTAATTTCACCGTCTATTTTCTGACCAGATATTGATATCCGTAATAAATCGTCCTTATATGCGAAAGTATGACAATAAAAGTAACATACACCCGTACCAGTTGACATTTCATCGAGTTGACTCTTTACCATTTCTTCAATGAAAATATATTCCCTTATATTTTCAGGTGTTCTTTTTTTAATTATATTAGGATTTATTCGAGAAACGGGTTGTTCCAAATTCATATCCGGCCATACACCGTAGCTTGAACGATATTTACTCATATAGTCTACACATTGATCAGCAATCTTTTTTTTACTAAAACAAATTATACGCGGTTTACCATCTGGGTCAGTGATTGTTGTATATCCACCTTTCACGATACCTATAAAATGAAACTTCATGCCCCAATTTGGAAGAACGTGTGCGCTACCTATCATATCATATCATAATAATTTAACCTTTATACTTCATCCATGGACTTAGTTGGTTCCGGTGTATTTTCAAGTGACTTTGTTAACATGTTTCGAGATATATCCATATTTTTCTTGTGCATTTTTAACCCTAATTTTTCACCGTTCGTTTCGCTTGTTTGTGATAACCAACGTTTTAATAAACCTTCTCTATTTTCCATAATACGCGATGCAATATTTGTTTTACCATTGTCATATAGAGCCTCAATAAACGCGTCACCTGAACTTGGGTTATGTTCATTTGCAAAATCACATAACCAATTAAACTCACTTTTCATGGGCGACATATCCATTTCATATACCTGTCCTAAAGTATATTGTGTAGATCGAAACGTAAAATATTTTACAAGTACGGTATCAACATCGTCGAACGTCTGTTCGGAATAATCATTACCAGAAGCACATCGTGTTACTATACGATTTCTATATTTTTTTACAGGTTTAATTACAATTACAGGTTTTATAACGTTCGATATCATCTTATTATGTTATTAGAAAAAAAACCTTAAGTTAATTTATACAGATGAACTTTCCCAAAACACCGGGTCAATGCGAATATTTAAGGGTTATACAGTCTCCAAAACCTATTATAATCACAACCGGTCCGGCGGGTTCGGGAAAAACTATGTTTGGGTGTCAGGTAGCAGCAGAAAAATTAATAAATAAAGAATGTCAGCGTCTTATACTTACACGTCCAATAGTTGCGGCCGATGAAGATATGGGATACTTACCTGGTGAGATGGAAAGAAAAATGGAACCATGGACGAGACCTATGATGGATGTTTTCGAAAATTACCTTACACGTAACCAACTTGAAAAACACGTTTGTATTGAACCTTTAGGGTTTATGAGAGGTAGAACATTCAATGATTCATTTATAATTGCGGATGAAATGCAGAATAGTACACCTAACCAAATGAAAATGCTTTTAACGAGATTGGGTGATAATTCTAAAATGATCGTTATGGGTGACCTGAAACAAAGTGATTTAGGTCCAAAGAACGGTCTTGCTGATCTTGTTAAACGAATAAAAGGATTAGATTTAAAATATATCGAACATGTCATCATGGACGATGAAGACATTTTGAGACACCCTGCAGTTGCTGAAATTTTGAAATTGTACTAAGATTTAAGAACATTGTTTTTTAATTTTTTAATCCGTTCCTGTACAGCTTTTATTTTGTTTTGGTATTCAGAAAATTCTTCTTTATGAAGTATAGCCCATTCATTCATCTGTTTGAGTACTTTTTTGTTATGAGAATACCAAACTATTACCTCTTTACTTATCTTATCACACGCTGTATATTCATCCATAACAGGTTTTGAACAATCTCGACCCATTTGACAATATCTTAAAATGTCTTCTAATTCAGCCATATTATCAGTATTAGACGTACCAAGGTCATCTATATGTTCAATTTCAGCACCGAGCATTATACTATCATTATATTATTTTTTAATTAATATAACTTATAGAATAAAATATTAAAATATTAAATGAAAATAATACTTAGTTTTACCACTATACCACCCAGATTCAAGTACTTAACCAATTATATAGAAAATTTAAAAAAACTTGAAAAATTTGATGAAATATGGGTTAATATACCTGAAAAATACAATAGATTTCCAGATTGGGATGGTATATTTCCACACAAAGAACTAGGTAAAAATATAATTTTAAATTTAGGTTGCGAAGACTTGGGACCCGGAACTTCGGCTTTTGCTCCTATTATTAAAAAAAGTGATGCCGATATACTCATAGTTGTTAACGATGATACGATATACCAAACAGATTTAATAGTTCATCTATTGGAAAATTTTAATACAAATAAACCTAAAAGTGCATGGGGTTTATCGGGTTTTAATTTTGATACATACTTCAAAGGACAATATCCGAGAATTCATGTAGAACCATCCGTTGACGTTTTAGAGGCTTATGGTTCATGTATGTATAGAACAGATTGGCTTCGAAGTATACTTCCTGAATTTAGGGAATTGTTAAGTATTACATGGAATGATGACATGTTGATATCAAACTTACTCGAAAAACAAGGTATCAAAAGAAGAACTGTTTTTACGGAAGAATGTAATCTAGGTAAATTAAAACAATTGGAATATGGATTCGACGAAAATGCACTTCACCACGTTGCAGCAAAGGATTCAGATACAACTGAACAAAGTCATACCTTAAATAATATGAAAATATTAAAGGATTTAGAAAAAATAAATAAAAATTATTTTTCTTTCAAAACGTTAAGCATATCATACGCAATAACTGTATGTAACGAATCAAATGAATTATATTCACTCATTTCATTTCTAAAAAAAGTAAAGGAACCAATTGATGAAATAAACGTACTCGTTGATAGTAAAAATGTCACACAAGAAGTACGTGATGTATTAAAAACTTTTGAAAAAAATATAAGTGTTTCCGAGCGCGCTTTTTGTGGTAATTTTTCTGAGCATAGAAACTTTCATAATAGTGTTTGCAAGGGAGATTATATATTTGTTATCGACGCAGATGAAATGCCACAGGAATTATTTATTAAAAATATCAAATCTGTTATACATGAAAATAAATGTGAACTCATGTATATACCAAGAATTAACATATGTCCCGGGTTTACACAAAAATGGTTAGAAAAACTTAGTTTTAAAATAAACAATTGTGGTTGGATAAATTGGCCGGATTACCAAGGTCGAATTTATAAAAATACACCGGAGATTAAATGGTCTAAGGGATTACACGAAATAGTTACAGGTACGAATGAAATATTAAAAATAAGTGAATCACCGGAAATAGCCCTATATCATATTAAAACAGTTGAAAAAATGACTAAACAAGATGAATATTACAGAACTTTACAAACTTAAAGCTATAAATCAATCTATTTATAAAAATATGTTTTGGCCCTTAATGAAAAGTGCTATTACTGAATCCGATAAGATAAAACTTATCGAATTCATAGCATCAACCGATAAATTTACCTGTGGTGAAAAAGTTGCAGAGTTTGAAAAAAACTGGTGTGAATGGCTCGCATGTAAACATTCTTTATTTGTTACATCCGGTAGTACAGCGAATATACTTCTTTTATCAGCTGTAAAGGAACTCTATAAAATACCAAATGGTTCTAAAGTACTCGTACCTGCTTGTACATGGGTTACAAACGTGGCACCGGTATTCCAATTAGGTCTCGAACCAGTTTTTTGTGATATAAACTTAAAAGATTATAGTTTTGACACTGAAAATTTACCGAATGACGACGATATAAAAATAGTATTCGTAACTCATTTACTCGGATTCAATGCACCCATGGATAAACTAAAAGAAAAGTACCCCAAGGCTATATTTTTAGAAGATATATGCGAATCTCACGGGATAAAAGAACCTTCTGGTAGAAAAAGGGGACATGGTACAGGTTCAACATTCAGTTTTTATTTTGGTCATCACATGACTACAATCGAAGGTGGTATGGTATGTACAAATAATACCGAACTTTATGAACTCATGAGACTCAAGAGGAACCATGGATGTGCGCGTCACCTTTTACCTGAAAATTATGATAAAGTTACATCACAATACCCGGATATAAATCCAGCTTTCTTGTTCTTAACCGACGGATACAATTTCAAAAATACCGAAATAAACGCAGTTTTAGGAATCGAACAACTCAAGCGTCTTGACGAGAATATTCAAATACGTAAAGATAATTATGAATATTTTATTAAAAAGCTTATTCATTATGAAGACTATTTTCATATACCAGATACCAGCAGTTCGAATAGTTCGTATGCATTTCCAATTATATGCAAGAATAAAGATAATAGACCCGGTGTTATAAAGGGTTTAAACGATTTGGGTGTAGAACATAGACCAATTGTTTCGGGAAATTTATTGAAGCACCCATTTTTACATAAATGGAAAGATACGTGTACGGCACCCAACGCTGATATACTACACTATAATGGTGTATATGTTGGAAATAGCCAATTTGTTACCAAATATATGATCGAAAGATTATTTACATCTGTAATCGAAAGCTTAAAGTTATAAAAATATATTTACATAAAATGTCAATAACAATTCTACACCATCTAGGTTTAGGTGATCAAATAATGCTTAATGGAATGGTAAGACATTTTGCAGAAACTAATCACGTAAATCTTTTTATTAAAAATACACACGAAGAATCGGTAAAATTCATGTATAGAGATATATGCGATAAGGTTACACTTATACCACTGGATAATACAAACCCAAACGAAATTCGTTCTAAAATACCAAAAAATAGTAAAGTTATACCACTCGCAACGTATGGTATGAATGATACTATATGGTCTTCTTATACAAATTCAGTTAACTGGGCTCATGGTATTTACCTACAGGCAAAAGTAAACCCTTTATACATGTACTCAAAGTTCAAGGTTATGAGAGATAGCTCTATACAAATAACACCGCCCATGAAAGATTATATATTTGTTCACGACGACCCGGAAAGAAATAGGTATATAAACGTGGAGACCGACAAGTTTATATACAAACCTCATGCTAAACTAATAAACGAAAAAGATGAATTTTTCCAGTGTGATAATCCTAATATATTTAGTTATATTTGGCTAATCGAGAACGCTAAGGAAGTACATTGTATGAACAGCTCCTATAATTGGATGATTGAGTTAATGAAATTGGGTAATAAAAAAACGAATTTTTTTCATACGAATGTTGCACATCTATACTATACACCGGATGTCGTAAAAACGGTGTTTAGTGATCAGGTTTGGACTTTTGTAGATTAGTAACTCTTTTCTTCTACGATTTCAGAACCAGTTTCTATATTTATCAGTTTTTTAATACGCGCACGCTCGTCATTAAATATATGAATGTTTCTAGCACATTTAATGAAATCTGGGGGTGGATTTTCCATACCCATTTTTCGTATTGATTCTTCACAATCCCATATCTTCACATTTACATCCTTCATGGATCCCTTATGTTTAGTATCAAACTCAAGTTTATATAATATATCGAGTTCATTCTTAACATTTTTTAATTTATTTTTATCATTTATTCTATCCATTTTAATTTCAAGGATAGTAATCTTATCTATTAATTCACCCTTTGAAATATCAACCTTCATTTAAAGATATTATACCCTTACTCTTTAAATGAATGTTGCCATAATAACAGGGTATTTAGGACAGGATGGTAAATATTTATCAAAGTTTTTACATAGGAAAAAATACACGGTCGACGGTTATAAAGTAAACGTATTAGATAAAAAAAAACTTTATAATCTTTTATTGAAATATAAGGATTTTGAAAATATTGAAATATACAACTTAGCCGCTAAGGTAAATACAGGTCTAAAGGTAAATAACACGGTAGAAACGTTTCATGTTAATTCCATTGGTATACTCACGATTCTAGAAGTCGTAAAAGAATTAAAACTAATTGAAAAGTGTAAAATATTTCAGGCATCTTCTTCGGAAACTATACATAATCCAGATACCATTTATAGTATTTCAAAAATATCTGCAGATCTGATTGTAAAAATGTATAGAAATGTACACGGGTTTCATATATCTTCGGGTGTATTATTTAGTCATGAATCTCCTTACAAAAGTGAAAAATTCGTAACACCAAAGATAATAAATGGTTTAAAAAAAGTTATGATAGGTGAAATTGAACACGTCGAAGTTGGTAATATTGATACATACAAGGATTGGGGACATGCCGAAGATTATGTAGAAGCTATGTGGTTAATATTACAGGATACAGAACCGGGTGATTATGTAGTATCGACAGGACAGAAACATACAATACGAGAAATGATAGAACTCACTTTGAAAATTATGGGTAAACAAATAACATGGAAAGGTGAAAATATAAACGAAGTTGGTATAGTTGATAACAAAATTGTTATAAAGGTATCTAATAAATTTTATATACCATGTAAAAAAGAAACAGGGCTAAACGAATTTGACGCGTTCAAACGGGTAAATAATTGGAAACCAAAGTATAATTTAGAGAATATTATTTTCTCAGTCTACAATAAAAAATGAGTAACGAAACACCAAGTTGGAAATTGGTAGGTATGACGGTCGTGCTGGCGGGTATATACGCAACTATAACGGGTGTCGGTATAAAAGTTTTCGAAAGATGTGATGCGATTCAATCGAGTGAAAAGTGGCAAAATATTAAAATGTATTTGAGTCATACATTAACTTTAGGTATAGCTATACCATTAGTTTTATTGATCCAAAAAATATTGGGTGCATCTACACAAGAAAAAATGTTAGCATCCATGTATTGTATTATGGGTTTCATCGGTTCAGCTATGTCTTTAGCTCTCGCACAAGAATGCCCAGATAGTGATAAAGATGAAGCGGCTAAGGGTATGGGTGCATTTGGTATAGTTATTTACCTTCTTGCAGCCATCGGTTCCGCACTTTTCATTTTCAAACAGAAGAGAAATATGGCTATTTAAAATAATTAAATAATATATATGGAACTATGCGAATCCATACATTTGATGCTAATGCTCTTGGCTCACGTGATGCGTGGGGCAGGAACATTTAGTCTAAATGAAAAAATAAAAATGGTACATTTTTTAGCGTACATTTTATCAAATACAGATATTGGTATGTTAGACACCGGCAATAGCAGCTATAACCAGTCCCGAAAAGCATGCCATGAAAAACCGCCCTGTATTAATTGAAGCAAATTTTTCAAAATCCTCCTCTGATAACTTACCAACGGCATTTGTCATGGTACCTATGGCTATCAAAGTAGAACCAGCACCCAATATAGCACATGGTAAATACTGTGTTTGTTCAATAACATTTAAGCCTGTAAGTCCCCAATTAGATCCACCAAGAATCGTTCCGTACATTGCAGCACGTCCATTAACTGCTTCGACATATTTCCAATTTACAGAGGCGTGTGTTTTGAATCTCGAAGAGTTACGTTTTGTTAGTTTAATAGGTAAACGTGTATTTGTTATAGATTGCATTTTATTCTTTTTTATTATCTTTTTGTTCCTTTAATATCCTTTGTAAAATGTATAAACCGATAAATAAACCAGCTGTTGAATAAGCGACTGAAAAGTTGGCACCTTTTCTATATTGATAAATTATCCAAAGTACACTGGCAATTATACCAGCTACAACATAGTTTACACTGTAATAAGAAATATCTTCGGTATTGATTAACTTGTTTGTTAACATTATCATCTGAGCTAAACCAATAACTATAGCAACAAACGCAATTTTATCGTCTGTGTTCATTATATTAATTAAAGAAATTAATTTATAGATTTATATAAAATGTCAACACCACCGGAAAAGATTGTATCAAACTATGATTCTAAATCTAAAAAGTCTAAAGAAGTCGCACAAGAAATGAGGAAAATTGTCGAAAGATATAAGGGTAAACGTATCACGAAAGAGAACGTGTGTATTCTGGTATCGACACTTATGCTCCAAGCTCAAAATCTTAAATCTATTTCGGGACCAGATAAGAAAGAACTCGTCATGGATTTGATCTTTTCCATTATTGAACAAATCGATGAAGGTGATACTGATACCGAATTCGAAACACTTTTAAAAGCTATGGTACCTGGTATGATTGATAGTTTTGCGGTCATGTTAAAAACAAGTGCTGGGTGTAAAAAATTGTTTGGGTGTTTCAAATAATTAATATAACATAAAGTTTTTATTCGTATATTAAATACAAATGAAATTTCCAAATTTAGAAACAATGGTAATGTACGGAATTTATACCGTTAAGGATCTAATTATGTATTCTCAAAACAAACTCGTTAAACGGAAAGTTAAAACGTTAAACGAATGTGTACATTGCTCTTTTGTGTATTGCGGAAATGTATGTAATAATTGTAACGATATTAAAAATAATTCGCTCGTATAACTAAATGTCATTCACAACAGTGACAACTTATACTACCAAATTATCAAAAGTTACTAAAAGTGACTGTATATGTTGCGCGGAAAGACGCATAATAACCAATTTAAAACGCGAATTTTTAAAAAAAGGATACAAAAATCATCAATTTGCATCGTGGTTTAACAGAAAATGCGGAACTTTAGTGATACGTCGAGAAACCAGTTATGGTGACGGTATATCACTACCGTGTGTTTTGTGTAGAAAAATTATAGAAAAATACGATATAAAATGGATTGCGTACGATGGTAAGAAATGGATAAATTCTTATAAAGATATAGAATTACCGAAATCTGTTCCGACTAATAAACAGAGACGGAAACTAGGATTTGGGTTTAATAACTAATCCTAAAACTGATTCTAAATTATTTTCGTTTCGTTTGAGTGGCTTTTCTCTTTTCAAACGTAACGTTTCATTTTTACCCGATGCTATTTTAATATCATTAATCTTCTTTGTATTATCTTGTATTTGGATTGTTATATTACGGACGGGTTCAGTTTCAATTTTTTCAGGGACTTCTGTATCAACCACATTGTTTTCTCTAAACTTTTCTATACTCATATCACCACCGAATTCTATCAATTTCTGTCTTGGTGGTGCTTTTTTTATTGTTCCTATCTTTTTGAAAATTTTTCGACGCATCATAACCATGTTTCCGCATATAAGACCACCCCGGTTACACCCGTACTTATCTATCGCGTATGTTTTCATACAACTCCACGAACAGAAATTACCCGATGTATAAAACTTATTACGCCTTTCATCGTGTTTATATGGCATACTCAAAGGTATACCTTCGAATGTATGACAACACCACCAACACCACATTCTTATACACATAACGTATGTTTTTTCTTTAAATAACTATCAAACCCATTGCCATTAGTATTGCAATAATACAAGATGATGAAGATGATAGTATATGGAACATACGTTTTTCGTACCACTGATCGTGTTTTTGTCCTTCGACCGAAAATATTTTTTCAAAAAGTTTGGTTTCTTTAGTTGCATCATCAACAAATATATTTTCTGGTGTTCTTTTACCTATATCACCGTCAAATAACATTTCACCCGAATCGGTAAAGCTACAATTTTGCGTAACCGAATAATCGCTATCTATCAAGTCACCTTTTATTTTAGTATTATTTGTACAAACACTGTATGATGCATTACACCCGTTTTCCCACCCGGTTGGTTGGTACCTCGAGGAATCACACACCTTTTGGTGACACTTACGTCTATTTTTAAAGAACCTTCTATCACGATCCATCAAACTACCCTCAATTGCTTTCCACAGGTCTTCAGTTTCTGCACACCCGGGATATTCAGATTGTTGGTCACCCTTATTCGTACAAAAATCAAGGTCGACCGCATTGGCACACCCACAAAATGGTTTTTTTCTATTATCGTCAATTTTACAATACGCACTCGCGACGAGTTCAAAATCATCATACGCTCTACATATAGGTTTTTCTATATCTGAACCAGGATTATCACCTTCTTTTGGTCCTCTACAATATACATCGCCAAGACTTTGATCTGTCGCTAAACACGTTAATGGGACATCCTGCCCCGCAGCGTTTTTCATACCCCCTACACCGACTACCTTATCTATTCTATTATTTATATCAGCATTACAATACGTCTTTACTAATTTTCCCCAATCACCTTTGAATTCGGGTTTTTTATGTAATCTTTCTATAGCCTGTCTATCGTATATAAACCTAAAAGTATCCTTTGTTATCCACCCAGATTTATCTTCAATCGCCTCTGGACAATATTTTTTTATAATTTTTCCTTTATTACTCACAAAATCAAAGTCGTGGAACCCGTGTTCGGTCGTAGTAGGTATAATCTTATCTATATATACTTGATCATCTGTTGGTTCCGCGGCAAAATGGCGTTTTTTTATGTAATAATTATTAAAGAAATTAAATGGAATTATATTTTTCCACCCACTACCAAAATTAGGTGTAAGTATCATGGTTTCTTTACCATCTTTACCCGGACCCGTAAGATAAAGAACGGCACGATCGGGGGTAAAATGTTGTGTATGCATAATAATCGAATCTATTTCATTAGAACCCCAACCATCACAATCACTACTCGTCCTTAGAGCAGATCCATTCATTTCCATTTTTTGACCTTTAATATACGGAAACGAAGCGTTTACCGTAGATCCACCAGAAAGATGGTGTTCCACTGGGTGTGCAGCTGCATTAAAAGCTGCTTTTTCACTTTTGTGATTAAAAACATAACCACCATCGGGGTGATCTTCACGGCTACAACCGCCTCCCATTGTTTATTACTATAGATTATATATTATTTGTAATAAAAAATGTTATTTTTATAAAACGATTACACCGAGTCCGAGTAAAGATACAAATACTATTACCAAAATAATTAACATTATTTGTATGTACCGTTTTTCGTATATTTTTTTATCTTTATCTTCATCAAATTTAAATACTTTTTCGATATTTTCTGATACCTTTCTTTCCTTTTCTTTATCATCAGCCTCACCTGGTGTATAATCAGTTGTACCTATAGTAGTCGATAATGGATTTCCTTCGGTGTTTTCATCGTTACAGTGTTGGTTAACTTTTACGTTACTCCCTAAAATTGAACCACCGACTTTAAATTCACTATTACATATAACAACCGATTTGTTACAGTTTTCATCCCACATGTCTGGCATGTACCTATTACCCGCACACACACTTTTCCAACACGGACGCATGCCATCGAGTTGTTTTCTTTGTTCACTATTTAAATTATCTTTTATACGATTTGACATGTCTAATGTTTCATTACACCCTGGTATATTTGGGTTAGTATCACACCGACCTTCTATGGTTGTATTATAACACGCACACCAATCGTTATCCATACCATCTGACGAATCACAATATTTCATGGCATTGGCATTAAAAAACTCGTCTTGGCACTCACCCGAAACCACATGAGGTATGATGGAATCGCCATAGGTCCATTGATTTTCACACGTCGCCATTTCTATGTATAAATATTTTATTTAAACAACACTAACTGCCACGAACCCACCAATACCCATACATAACATACACGAAAGTGTTGATATGTACCTAAAATATGTTTTTTGAACGAGACTTTTTTCCTTATCTTCTTCAAACTTGAATATCTTTTCAACGAACGTTCCTTTAGCTATTTCACTCGAACTCGTAATAACAGGTTCAGGTACTTGATCACTCTTAATTTGACAATTTTGGTTTATAGATACATTACTCCCTATTATATTACCACCTACATCAAGACTAGAATTACATATTAGTACGTTTCTATCACAGTTCGCGTTATAATTTTCCGGTCTATACTTGAAACCAACACACGAATTACCAATACATTGACGCATACCTTCGAACTGTGCCTTATCCTTTTCGGATAAGTGTGTATTGATATCACTCCAAACAGTTTTTGTATCATTACATCCTGGTAATCCTGGATTAGCATCACACTTATTTGCCATTATGTTATAACAACTACACCAGTCGTCGTTCATACCAAGGTCGTCACCTAGATCATCTCTATTACAATACTTTTCACCCAAATAATGGTAAAAATATTTATTATACCCAGCTAATTCGAGATCCGTGTGTCGACAGAAGTTTTCATCTGTTTCTTCATTATCATTTTTAATATTTTTACCTGTCACACAAGTTCCCATTTTATTTTCATGGATACCTTTTGTTATATCAGTTATTTCGTAATATACAGGTTGATTATCTGTTGATGTAGCAAGTTTCCTCAACATACTAATATCCACTTACATTTTATTCTTTACCCATCATCATAAAAAGTCCACCTGCACATAACAAACACGAGGCTGCTGAAGTGATAGTATAACCAACTATATACTTCGCATCTTCATCGTCTGTACTCCACCGTCTAGGCCAGGATTTGATAGGTGTCTTACTGAGTACCCCTTGATCGAAAGGTGGTTCGCGTCTTCTATTTTTATTACGTTCGTACCTCGATCTACCCAAACTTTCACCCGTTCTCATAAAATCGGGGAGGTCCTCTTCGCCAGAGTGACACTTTACTAAAAGTTGTGCATTTGAGAGAAGACCTATATCAACGTCTGCTCCACATATTCTATACGTCGGTTTACACTGATCTTGATAATTTTTTGGTAAAAACCCATTCGAACACGTTCCCGGTCGACACACCATATTTTGACGCAAAATGTCATATTCTTCGGCACTAAAGAATTTTTTCTGACTTTCTACATTGTTTCGCGCAGATCGACACCCAGCCGCGTCTAAATTCGTTTCACATACACCAGTATCTAAATTGTAACATTTACACCAATCTTGTCGCATACCACCTTGTTTTGCATCTTCACCGTCTCGTTTACAATACGAAATACCCACGTCGTTATAATCATCTTCACCGAGCTTGTCTTTAGAACAATTATCAGTATCTGTTACTATATTATCCTCAAGTTTACAATACTCTTTTCGAGTATCAGGGTTTCTTTCCTTACACATACCATTACCAATACTCGCTTTAAAGTTTTCTGGTTTCGCACAAAAATTATCCGCCAATTCACCCCACTTAAACCCATCACTACAATTTGACGCTGCATATAACCCCGTTAAAAGTTCAGATGTTATATCTGCACCATTAAATGTCTTTGCCGTATCGAAACAATCACATCTTTCATTAGTCATAAACTGGTGAGCATTATTGATATCTTCCGGTTTATTATTTTGACAACTTTGAAGATTATTGTTAGTCCATTCTTTTACACATACCTCTTCGTTATATATATCTGCAAGACCCCTATGACCACAAATTTTTGGGGGAGGTCGGTCTCCCTTCCAATCTTTACTATTCTTTATCTCTACTACTTGATCATTTGCAAAAAGAGGGTCTACACAATCTGCTTTACTTACATTATAAGGTGGTCCAACTATTTCATCCCAATTGTTTGGTCCAGCACCATTAAATTTTTTACCGTATACACGGGACCAATCAACATTTTCAGCAAAGAATTTATTTTTGTTTGTTATATCTTCACCGTCTGGAACACGCAAGTCGGCTGGTAATGTAGTCGACTTTAAATATGAACACTTTCCCATACTTTATTATTATTACGTTTTATTTTTTTCTCAGGCAACTATAAACATGGGTGGAGGCGGAAGTCAAACTATCGAGCAAACATTTAATTTGAGTGCTGTAAATAAATCCATTTACAACCAAGTTACAAAAAATACACAAAAAGTCTCCGGTTCACAAACAAATATTCAAAAAATGAGTCTAAATATAGGTGGGTCAATGATAGCATGTCCGTATAAATCATCACAACTACTTGATGCAGATATGCAGGCAGATGTTGCACAGATACCTAATACTATATTAGCGATGAAAAATGAAATTTCCGCAGAAATGCAAGCAGGTGCATCTGCAGCTATGGAAAAATCAACACAGGCTGGTAATATGCAAATTGGTGATAAACAGAATTTACAACAAAGCGTGAATATGGAAATCGAGAATATTGTTGATACAACGATTACAACAGAAAATTTAACAGAACTGATAATGGAACAAGTTAGTATCCAAAGCGATACGATAAACATTGCCGGTGATTTAGATTGTATGGGTGAACCATTTGACCGAACACAAAACTTAACGGCTTCTTTAGCAGCTAAATCGGTTCAAGAAGCACTCACGGATGCCTTGATTGAAAACAAAGTTACCAGTGGTATGGTTGCAACAGTCGACGCTGATATGAAAAGTAAAGCCGGTGGCTTTGCCGAAATGATTAGTGCGGCAACAGGTCCAATGATGGCGAGTGCAATTGCATCCGTTGTTGGTATTGTTATGGTAATGTTATCGGTAGCTATCGTTGCCATGTCACCCGCGGGACAAGGTGCCATGAATAAAGCATCGAGCAAATATATATAGGTATTTAAAGATATAAATTTTCTTTATATTAATGATTTTAAGTATAGACGTCGGTATACGCAATCTTGCGATGTGTATGCTCGATGAAACGTCCAATCTTATTGTTCAGTGGGATGTTTCCGGAGTACCCCCTGAACATAAAGACGGCTTATTCGTTTCGCTACGAAACCATTTAGATGAAAAAAAGTGGATTTTAAAAGCAGATACGATTCTTATCGAGAAACAACCCGATAAAAATAGGAAAATGAAAATGGTTGAACATTTTTTACACGCTTACTTTGTTATTCGGAACCCTACGGCCGAAACGATCATTTACGATGCACGTTTCAAAATACCCGACTTTGCAGGACCAGGTAAAGTTATGTATAATAAACGTAAAAAAGCGTCTATAGAAAGGTGTCAACAATTCATTTGGAACAATACAGTTAATGCACATTGGATACCAATATTCAATGAATCCAAGAAGAAAGACGATCTTGCCGATACGGTCATGCAAGCTATTAGTTTTACGAAACGCATTGAACCCATGCAAAGCGTTTCGAAAAAGGATAAAAAACTCGTTCCAAGAAAACCTAACGAGAACCAAAAACGAACCCGATACTCAAAATCAAATTTAGCTTATATTTATAAAAATAGAAAGAAAGATGAAGATCTTGAAAAAAGTAAAAGGTTCATGAAAGATCTAAAGCGGTACTATAAAAATATAGATGATTTAGTACACGATTTAAACAAATAAATACATACATTCCGGTCGAGATTCGGGTGTGCACGCATACCCAACCTCATCTCTCAGAAAATCGGGTATTTTACTCTTTTCATAATCACCTATTTCAATTAATAATACCGGTTTATGTTTTTTTAGTATACTAATAGAACCACGTAAAACATTCATCTCAGCGCCTTCAACATCCATTTTGATTAAAGAAGGAGTACCTTTATACACGTTATCAAGAGTATCCGTAATTGCGGTAATCGTACTATTCATATCGTGATGTTCGTTCGGAAACATTGTGGTACCACCATAGTTTATCATATTGTTTTCAACGGGTTTAGGAATATACATTTCAATCTTTTCACCGATCGTATCTGATAATGCACACGGGTGCATGGATACTTTGTTTTTTAAATCGTTTGATTTTAAGTTTAAATTAGCAATCTCAAAAAAAACTGGTTCGAATGAAACAACTGGTCCGTAATCGGAAAACATGAGTGTATTATACCCTATATTAGCACCTATATCAATAATATCCGTACCCGGTTTATAGTATTTTTCCACATCATATCGCATCCAACCATCCCACTCGTACCCCTGTTTTAATGTGTTACCTATATACTGATCATTTGATATCGTATTTAAGTTATACTTACCGTTATTAAATCGTTCAATAGCAATTTCCATTATATATAATAGTATTATATCTTTATATTTATAGGACTAGACTTAGAACTAGTACTACCGCTATTACTATTATTAATTGATTTATTTTTTACATTTTTGAAATTTAATACCCTTTTAATAACATTAACCATTCCAGTTACCGTATTTTTATTATCCAATTCTTTTATATTAGTATTAGTAAACTCGGAATTTCTTTTTACCAAGTGATTAATCATATTTTGACCAGGTTTTCCGAATTTTCTTAATTTTTCTTTTATACTTTTTATACGCATCTGACGAGTGTCGTATCTAATTTGGTTATTTTTAATGTTCTGTGTTAATTGAGATTTAACAACCATTTGTATAACGTGAGAATTTTTTAACGTAAATTCTTATCAGCTGTATAATAGGTCTTCCCCTTAACAACAAAACTGTGTACGCGCGCATACGCCCACGCTTGTGGACTCGCACCTGGTCGGTGTCCCGTTCGCCAAGCGGCTAATCCACGGTCGTAGACTGTTTTAAGAGTTCGTAAAGGTATACCCGTCACTTTGGATATATCTTTCAGTTTTGTTACACCAGGGTATTTTTTACGGAACTTTGCCGTGTAGCTAGACGTTTTCGTAACCGCTTTCTTATCGGTTTTAAATGGTCTGTAATCTTTTTTTAACATCTTTTTATACCGCGTTTCAACTTCTTTCAGGGAAGAAAGTCCCCTGAAATATTTAAGAGGTGCGTATATTTGACCCCGAGTTTTACGTACCTGTGTAATCTTTTTACGAATATCGCTATCCGTTAACATACTTATACTATAACAAGAAAAATAAAAATGTTACCGAATAATAAGTAATATAATGTTTTCACTTTCCACAGTAACCACAACGTTTGCTTCAACGCAAAAAAAATTTAAGAAGTTTGGTAAAAAACTTCGTAAACAAAGAGACGGTGAAGTTGATTCTATAAAAGATAAATTAAAAGATATCGCTAAAGATGAAGTCGAAAAAACAAAAAGTTTATTTGAAAAACACAAGGAATTTTTCAACGATAAAAAAGCATCTGAAAAAGCATCACCAGAAACAACAGCTATCGATTTTTACGAAAAGCCCTAACTGCTAAATCAAGACTTATTAAAGTTAAAAATGCAGAAAGTTCTTTATAATTTTCCAACAAGTTACCTGCAAATACAGCTAATAAAACACTGTATTGCACGTACCTCATTTCTTTACGAGTTCTTTCCATAGATCTTTTCATGGAAGCGCGCGATTTTTCCATGCCCAAAAGAGCTGTACTTATATTCTTTATACGACTAGGCATCTCAGTAGCGGTTGAAAACATACTTCCTATATCTATAGCATCAGAAACCTGTTCTCTTAATATAGGTTCAAGATATTCGATATATGTAAAATCTCTGTCAAGCTTTATACACGTTCCTTCTATCGTTGAGAAAGTTTTAGCCAGATATACAAATGCAGTTGGGATTATAAAAGGTTTTTCTTGTGCTAATTTTAAAAGATTGTCATCTTGTAATATTTCATTCTTAAGATTTTTACCATCGAGCGTTTCTAAATAGTTAAGTGTCGTTTTAAAAAAGAGTTCTATGTCACTGGTATCTGATGTTGTAGGTAAAATAACTTCTAAACGAATAAGTACATCAACTATACCCTTTGTATCCTTATTTATTATGTGTATAAATAGTTCATTAAACCCCTGACGCATTTCATCAGAAATATCAATAACGAGACCAAAATCATAGAAAACAAGTTTTCCATCACTTGAAAACCCCAAATTACCGGGGTGTGGATCGGCGTGAAAAAAACCCTTATCCATCGTCTGTATTACGTAAGAGTTTATAAGAGCTTCACAAACTTTCTTACGATTAACATTTGGATCTGTTATATCGTTAAGTTTTTCGGAAGCTATATATTCCATAACAATCATATCGGGTGTACAGAGTTCCATATAAACTTTAGGTATCTTCATCCATTCCACATTTTTTAAAGATTTTCTAAATTTTTTAGCATTCAAAGTTTCTTTTTCGTAATCAGTTTCGGCTAATAAGTAATCTATAGATTCATCTAGAACATATCCTGTATTTGTACCTGTATCTATACCAATTTTCTCGAGTAAATTAACTATATCTTTAATATTATCCGTATCACTTTTCATTATTTCGTATATTTGAGGACGTCTAAGTTTAACAACAACATTCTCACCCGTTTGTAAAGTTGCTTTGTGAACTTGTCCTATACTTGCAGATTTAAAAGGTTTGTGTTCAAAATATGAAAATGTGCCAGAATTTACGTGCGTTTCTATCATGTCTATAATTTTTTTCTCTTCTATCGGGGGTACGTTATCCTGTAAAGATTCCAATTCTCTGGTAAATTCTAATGGGTACAAATCAACTCGTGAAGATGCAATTTGACCCAATTTTATAAAAGTAGGACCAAGTTCGACGAGTTGATCACGAGTCCATGAACCAAATTTTACCTGGTCTTTTTGAAACTGTTTTCGTATTAAAAATTCACCTGCAAACTTCCATGTTTTAGATTTATGTTTAGATGGTAAATTTAATTTAGGAGTTATATTTAACGCACATAGCGCCATCTTAATAACTACATACAAAAAAATACTTATAGTTTTTAAACTATTATACTTATAAATGTTAACTATCCAAGCAAATGTCTACGAACCTATGTACGAGTATAATGATAAAAAGTATATCAGAGTTACCGTACCCGATAAATTTAGAGAATACGTCGAAAAATCGCACGAACGGAAATCAAACGTCATACTCTACAAAAACAGGGTTGATAACCCACTCGAAGGAAACGTTTTGAAACTAAAAGTACCCTTTAGATACCGTAGAGTCATGTGTAATGTGGAGGGCGATAAACCTGTTCAGTCAATGGAAAGAGGTGACCGTGTTTTAACCGAAATACAATTTAATGGTGTTTGGAATACTCATGAACACAGTGGCTATTCATGGGTATTGAAGTATATAAAGTTTTTAAACTAATACTATTTAAATGAGTCTCACACGTTCAGGGTATATAACAGATGATTCGAATGATGTAAAAAAAGAACTTACGGTTCGTGCCGTTGTAAATACAGAATTTGGATTCCCACCACCACCTTTTAAAGTATTCAGAAAAACAAAATCGGGTATATGTATTCCTCGGTTTTATGGAGAAGATAAGTTTGGACCCCCGAAAGAAGATCGTCGTCCCGAGCCAGTTAAAATATCATGTAAGTTTAATGGAAAATTACGTGACGAAACACATCAAAACGATGCTTTGGGTGCAGCGCTCAAAGCCGGACACGGCGTACTTTCACTTCCTTGTGGCTTTGGGAAGACGACAGTATCCTTGGCTATAGCGTGCAAATTAGGATACCGGACCATGATTGTTGTCCATAAAGAATTCTTAGCAAACCAATGGCGCGAACGTATTCAACAGTTTTGTCCAGGTGCTTCTATAGGAATAGTACAACAGGATAAAAAAGAAACGGAGTGTGATTTTGTAATTGCCATGCTTCAATCTTTATCACTCAAAGAGTATTCGTTTAGTGATTTTGATTCGATAGGTACACTCATTGTTGACGAAGCCCATCATATATGTGCAAAAGTATTTTCACAATCTCTATTCAAAATGTGCCCGAAACATGTTTTTGGATTATCGGCGACACCGACTCGAAAAGATGGTCTGACGAAAGTTTTACACTGGTTTATGGGACCAACATTTTTTGAAGCCGAACGTAAAAATCAGGAACAGGTCGAGGTTTTTCCGATAGAATATAAGTGTGATAGATTTCAAGACCCACCACCGTGTACGCGTTTTGGTAAATTGTCACTCGCGACCATGATTACAGAGCTTACCGAAGATCGAGGGAGAAATATAGTTATTCTAAAACTCGTAAAAGATATAGTAAAAACAACACGTCAAGTTCTCGTTTTAAGTGATCGTCGTCATCATTGTGAAGTCATGCACCAAAGTTTTAAGAAAACGTCGGGTTTATACATGGGCGGTATGAAAGAAGCCGACTTAACAGAATCGAGTAAAAAACAAATCATATTTGCAACGTTTAGTCAAGCACATGAAGGTCTTGACATACCTACCCTCGATACAGTTATTTTGGCGACACCCAAATCAGATATCGTTCAATCTATAGGAAGAATCATGCGCGAAACGAAAGGTAAGAAGAATAATCCACACATTTATGATATATTCGATCAATGGTCGATATGTCATGCCATGTATAAAAAACGTTTAAAAGTGTATAAACAAGGTGGATTTCATATACCAATTTTAAATTCACAAAAAAATGAAGATGAAACACCGTTTAAAAAAGGTGAGTGTTTCATTAACATCTAAATTATAATCATTCTTATTTGTAAGAATGCCCGGTTGTTGTGAAACAGGTCGAAATGTACAAAAGTACAGGGGCGGAGGTGGAGGCGGAACTGCATCCACACTCCAGGAAGCCCTGGAAAATAGTAACGTAGCTACCATAGATATAAATCTCATATCTGGTGCCAAATTTAGAGGCGACGGAAGTGCTCTATCAAACGTACCAATTAACGGAGGAAATCTTAATCTACAACAAGTTACAAATCAAGATAACCAAACAACAAACGAGATCATTATTACAAATACAGGAACATCTTTAACAACATCCGGTGCTATAAACGCATCGGGAAATATCACCGCACCTTCTTTTATAGGGAGTGGTTCAAGTTTAACAGGTTTAAATGTCACAAATGCAAGTTCCGGAATACTACAAGTAGCTCGAGGAGGTACAGGTGTAACTACAGGTCTCACTTCTCTAGATGGTAGTAATATTACATCTGGAACAGTTGCGTTAGTGAGAGGTGGGACAGGTGCTACAAGTGCATCTACAGCCGCAAGTAATTTAGGACTAGGAACGAGTGATTCTCCCCAGTTCACGGGAGTTAATATAGGTCACGCATCAGATACAACGATCACGAGATCGAGCGCGGGTGTCATAGCCGTAGAAGGTAAAATCGTTAGAACGGATGACGTCGCTTTGGGAACAGAGACGTCCGGAAATTACGTTGCCACGATTACGGGGGGTGACGGTATTGCAAGTACAGGTGCAACAACTGGCGAAACCATAGATCATTCATTATCCGTAGATACAAAAACAAACGGAGGATTAGCTATAGAAAGTGGTAAACTTGCACTTAAACTGGACGATTCGTCAATAACAGGTGTATTAAACGCTTCTGATGGAGGAACGGGTGTAACGACAGGTCTAAGCCAACTTAACGCTGGTAATATTACGAGTGGGACAGTTCCTACCATATACGGAGGTACAGGTGTAACTACAGGTCTAAGTGTACTGAACGCAACGAATCTTACGAGTGGAACAGTTAATACTGCACGTGGAGGAACGGGTGTAACTACAGGTCTAAGTGTACTAAATGCAACGAATCTTACGAGTGGAACAGTTGATACTGCACGTGGAGGAACGGGTGTAACAACGGGTCTAAGTGTACTAAACCCGAGTAACCTTTCTGGACCAGTTGATATTTCAAAAGGTGGGACGGGTGTAACTACAGGTCTAGATGTACTAAACGCAACGAATCTTACGAGTGGAACAGTTGCTACTGCACGTGGAGGAACGGGTGTAACTACAGGTCTAGGTGTATTAAACGCAACGAATCTTACGAGTGGAACAGTTAATACTGCACGTGGAGGAACGGGTGTAACTACAGGTCTAAGTGTACTAAATGCAACGAATCTTACGAGTGGAACAGTTGATACTGCACGTGGAGGAACGGGTGTAACAACGGGTCTAAGTGTACTAAACCCGAGTAACCTTTCTGGACCAGTTGATATTTCAAAAGGTGGGACGGGTGTAACTACAGGTCTAAGTGTACTAGACCCAAGTAACCTTTCTGGACCAGTTGCTATTTCAAAAGGGGGGACGGGTGCTACAACTGCATCTGCGGCTGCAACAGCTCTTGGGATTGGTCCAGGTTCAACACCCCAGTTTACATCTATAGAACTAGGAAACGCATCAGATACCACAATAGCACGATCGGGTGCAGGTAAAGTAACGATTGAAGGTAACGAGATACGAACAGGGACCGTTGAATCCGATAAAGGTGGGACGGGGCAGACGTCTTATAACGTCGGTGAGATACTTGTGGCTAACGACCCAAACAGTACTGGAACACCCACTTTACATAAACTTCCAGCTGGTTCATCTGGATACTTTTTAAAATCAACAGGTAATGGTAGTTTTCCCACCTGGGGTGATGTATCCAGTGTAGGTTCCGCGACACCTGGTCAACTCTTTACAGGTGTTGGTTTAACGGGTGCAAATGCAAGTGGTAATCCTCCAACTGGTGGTCACACCGGTGCAGGTAATACGACAATTTCAGTAGATTCTGCCACGGGAAATGTACCAAGTAAATTGGTGATGAGAGACACTTCTGGTGAAATTAGGGTCGAAGAAGTAATCGTAGGAACTGGTACTACAGGTACGTTAACATCTACCGCGTGGTCCGGATCGGCGGCGACAGCGGGGTCGGCGGCGACATTAACAACTCCAAGAGATATTGGAGGACAATCGTTTGATGGATCAGATGATATAACCTTACCTGGGGTAAATGAAGAGGGTAACCAAAATACAACCGGATCGGCGGCGACATTAACAAATGCAAGAGATATTGGAGGTGTTTCGTTTAATGGATCAGCGAATATAGACTTACCCGGGGTAAATACAACAGGTACCGTAGATACAAGTGGGAATGCTGCGACTGCAACTAAATTAGCAGCTGCAGTAAACATCGGAGGTGTTTCGTTTGATGGATCTGCAGCTATTCAATTGCCCGGGGTAGACATAGCTGGTACCGTAAATACAAGTGGTAATGCTGCGACTGCGACTCAATTAGCATCTGCAGTAAACATTGGAGGTGTTTCGTTTGATGGATCGGCAAATATTCAATTACCCGGGGTAGACATAGCCGGTACCGTAGATACAAGTGGTAAAGCAGGTTCAATAGCAAACGCGAGTGACACAACAACAAGTACAGATCAAAAAATTGCTTTTATAATTGGTAATAATGTTAAAACAAATACAAACTTAACGATTAACCCGAGTACAGCTGAACTTAAAGCGACCAAATTTACCGCGGGTACGGGTGGATTTGTAGATTCTACTTTTACAAATAAAGGTGTTATATATTACGATTCAACTTCCGGTAAATTAGTAAGTACAGCTTTAGGTACAGTTGGACAAGTTATTAAAGCGGATACAAATGGTGTTCCAGTATGGGGTACAGACAGCGGTGGTGTTGGAGGGTCAGGTTACTGGACACAGCCAAGTGGTACTACGATTATACATTACAATACTGGTAATGTTGGTATAAATACTAGTACACCTCAGTATAAGTTGGATGTTAACGGTGATATACGCACTACATCAGAAGGTGGTTTTAGAGGAAACGGAGGTAATATAACTGGTATTAATATTACAAGCGAAACAAGTCAAACGATTATAAATTTTGGTCAGCAGTCAAGTCTTAAAGTATCCGCAAACGGGGACCCAGATTAATTTTCATTTTTTAATTAGTTTCTTATATTAGTAAAATGTCTACACAGGAATTAGTTAAACAACTTAATCCAGAACATTATGATAATTTAACAGATGCAAACGCTATTGGTAAAAGTAAATTTGGTAGATCTTCGTGTCAGAATAATAAGGGTACAGTTTTTGCTATAGGTTCAGAGGATAATGTTGTAGTTTATACAAGTAATATATTCTCAACTAAATACGCAACTTCTATTTCAAATCCCGGAAACTCGGGTAGTTTATTTGGCTATAAAATTGCTATGGATTCGACAGGCGATACTATTATAGTTGGTGCACCGGGAGATAATAGGGCTTATGTATTTGATGCACAAAATAAAGCTAGAACATCATGGACTCAACGTTCATCCGGGTGGAATAGTAATAGTTACCTAGGAACTTCTGATTCTGGTACCATACATTACGGTTCAGATGTAGACGTGGCGTACGATGATGATTCGTTATTTGTTGTTGGTAGACCCGGTGATCACAAAATCGAGTTATGGTCTTGGCCAAATGGGTCTTCGGCTACACTTTTAAAAACTATAACACACACAGACAACTTTGGTTTTTCGTGTAAACTTTCTGGGGATGGTCAAGTTGTTATAGCCGGTGGACCAGGTAATTATTACCCATCGGGTACCACTAGTGGGTATGGTAATGGTATAGCACACGTATACGCAAAAGATCCTTCAAACGCGAGTACGTGGACACAAAGAACACTTCCATTCGATTATACGGATTGTCCTGCCTACGTAGAATATACTCAAAATACAAATACAACTATAAAAAGTGTTACTAATACTTCCCTTGAATCTGGTGGTACTAAAACACTTCTTAATCCAGCTTTTGGGTATAGTGTAGCTATAAACAAAGACGGCACTTTTATAGCAGTTTCTGCACCTAATAGAAGGTGTTTTTTTGCAGCCGAGTGGATAAATAATACATCTTATAACTGGTTAACAGGTAAAGCAATTACAGGTGAAAAAGATGCGTTTGGTAGTTATTTATTTATGCAACACGACGGAACGCGTATAGTTACAGGGAACACGCATATAGAAAAGGGATATTTTTGGGATCCGGTTAACTCCCAATGGGATACGACAAATCACGAAACCACGAGTTTTTGTATATTAGATTGGAATGGTCTTTACTTCACGAATTATAGCGAATCATTTAATCAATACTCTGTAGGTGGATTACCTACATCTGTATCAAAAAGTGGTGAATTTGTTTTATTTTCTACAAAACTTTCGAAAAGTGATTATCAATTAGGGGCTAACGAGAATAGAACAACGGGTATTAATAATAGTTCGTATTTTGGTTCAACAATTTTTTCGTTTACAAGATTCGCACCTACAATAAAAATTTTAGGAACAACGACGGTAGGTGGTGATTTAAAAGCGCGTTTTTTGAGTGTAGGTGGTGATAAAACATACATAGATAATGATTCAACAATTCCCGGGTATATAAATTTTGAAAATAATCGAGATGAACACAGTATTTTTAAGACACAAATGATAAACACATCACAATATACTGGTGATGATAATTTATCCGAACTCCTGTTGTTTAAATCTGGACACGTTCGAGGACTTAATTCAAAGGGTCCTGATAGAATACGCGTTAAATCACCCAGTGTTATTTTAGAAGGTCTAACGTTTGAAAATTATGACACCGTTCAATACATAGATGAAACTGGAAGGGAAGCTGAAGCGTATTCTAGACTTCTTAAAGAAGCTTCTGCGGTTTATTCTCGATTAACTTTAACGGGTATAGGAAATATAGGTATAGGTGTACCCGAATATGCAGATCATATCATAAAGGAAAATTTTAATTTAGGTGAAGGGTGGTCGACCCCAGAATCTAGTTATTATAATAAACAAAATGCAAATGCAAATGCACAAGCACCACCTCTCATAAACCATAGACTGGTTATAGATGGTACACAGAGTATACAAAACGGTAAACTTTACATAAACAATCCAATATCTTCAAATGTAATTACGGATGGTTTATCGTGTTGTTTTAATACCATGACGAAAGATTGTATTCAAGATACAAATACTACAAATGTACCTTACGTAATATGTGATATTAAGAAGCGTAACCCTTTGTTTAATGAGAATGATGGTCACTTAACAAACGGTCCATTCGGAGACCGTATGAGATTATACAATACAGTTACGTACGATGATATAAATAAAGGATTATATTTTGGAACAAGTACATCTTATTCACTGGCAAACATCCATACAGCCAGTGATACCATTACAGGGACTGTTACGAACTCTTTAGCTGGTGTGTATACAGTCTCGTACTGGTTTATGTTAAAAGATTATGCACAAAATACATTTGGGACGAATGGGAAATTGGTATTCACTGCTTATAATTATGATGACTTTGGATACGGTCATAAAATTACAAATTCGGGATTCAAAATCCAGTATTCTCTAGGTACCTCAAACCCTCTTTACGCAACCGTACAATCTGACTATACTGTAAATTATACGTTTAATCAAAATGTATGGTACCACGTATGTGTTAAAGTAGATAATACAGCTGGAAATGGCGCCACCCAAGGTTCAGCAACTACACAATTATGGATAAACGGTGTATCACAATCTTTAACCGCTAACGAGACAAATAGAGATATGAATGGAAATTTCCCAGGAAATTTTAGTTTGGGTGTAGTTAATCAAGTATTATCTCACACTTTAGGTGGTGATGGTATGTTTGGTCACCTTATTGGTAATGTTAAAATTTATATCGCACAAGATGGTACGGATATTTTTGAGAGGGCATCTATACCAGATTATAACAGTGCTGCCGATTTATACAATGAAGGACCACCCAATGAAGGAATGTCATTATTAGGTGGTATGAATATATCAGGTGGTTTACGTGCAAATGGTTCCTCGGGGACGAGTGGACAAGTACTTACATCGAGTGGTGGGGGTGCAATGTCTTGGTCAAGTGTAAATGTAAGTGATATTACCGATTATATTACACATACAGGTGATTCAGATACATACTTTGGGTTTCCCGCAAATGATACGTTTTCAGTTACAACAAATAATGCAGAAAGATTCACAATCAACGATATTGGACAAAGTCATTTTCTTGAAAATGTTGGTATAAAAAAGACAAGTCCGGCATACGCTTTAGACGTCAATGGTGATATTAATTTAGGTAGTGCAACAGCTGCTTTACGTGCAAATGGTTCCTCAGGGACGAGTGGACAAGTACTCACATCGGGTGGTAGTTCAAATCCTTCGTCTTGGGTAGACGTACCGTTTCCGTCTTTATACGCTGGCGGCGGTATAGTAACGGATAATAATTCACTCAGAATCGATTTAGCAGCCTCACAAACAAATGGTAATTTAGGAATATCTAAAGGTGGGACGGGTACTACTACTTTTACACACTACAACGGATTAATCTATTACGATAATGGTAATTCAGATTTGAGAAGTATTCAAGCTTCGGGTGCATCTAACACAGTACTCTTAACGGGTTCACCCGGTAGTGTACCCATATGGGGTCTGGTAACTTTAGGAACACATACACAAGGTAACTACGTGTCGAGCATTACCGCGGGTGGTGGTATTACTACCACATCGGGAACAACGCCTCAATTAGATGTCGCTCTAGACACAAACGGTGGTATAGGAATTAATGGTAGTGGTGAACTTCGAATCGATTTTACTAATACAAGTAGCATACAAGGTCAATTACCTGCATCATTAGTTGCCGGTGGTGGAAGTACTAGTCAGTGGGTCTATGACAGTACTGCGAGCCCTCCTGAACTTACTTTTGATAGTGCTAACGCCGGTAAGATTGTTGGTATTGGATCGTCGCCCCATCCTAGTTATATACTAACTGTAGCAGGTTCTGTGTTAATTGATCAATCAGGTGGTAGTAATGGTGATCTATCGGTTTATGGCGCTTTGTCGAAAGGTAGTGGTTCCTTCAAAATAGATCACCCACTCCCAAGTATGAGCAATACACACACACTTTGCCACTCTTTCATAGAAGGTCCAAAAGCTGATCTCATATATAGGGGTAAAGTTGATCTAGTAAACGGCAGTGCATCTATAAACTTAGATACCGTTTCTAACATGACCAGTGGTACATTTGAAGTATTAAATAGAGACGTTCAATGTTTTACATCAAACGAATCCGATTGGGACGCAGTAAAGGGTTCCGTATCCGGAAACACGCTTACAATATCGTGTCAAAATGTATCTTCTACCGCAAAAGTTAGTTGGTTAGTTATAGGTGAAAGAAAAGATCAACACATGTACGATACAGGCTGGACTGACGACGACGGACACGTCGTACCCGAAAAAGCAAAAAGTACATAAACAATAATTAAAAAACGAAATCACATTTACCATGCTGGAAAAAGCAGGATGGTAGATGGTTTAGTCGGTCACTTTTTATTAGGAAGTGCGTCCATAACCGCTAAGGCAATTACGCCCGCAATGAAAAACATAACGACAAAGTTACACTCCGTATCGTCTTCACCGAGGAAAGATCTAGAACGTCTAGGTCTCGCCGCCGCCTGTGGTTCGACTGGGGTCGGGGGTGCAACTTCTCGCCGCCGAGAAGGTATCTCAATAGGGTCTTCATCTAAAGGACAATACCCTATCATTTATACTATGTTTACAAATTAATTTCAACAGTCTTTTTCTTTTTACCACCCCCTCTTTTTGATTTGGTCTGAGTAACTTTGACTTCTCTCACTTCTTCATCACCACCTTCTCGAACCGTATCAATATTTGGTGGTTCGGCAATATCCGAAATATCGTCTTCGATATCAATTTCCGTATCGTCTGGTTTATTAATACTTGTTGTGTTCATTGGTGGTTGGGGAGGCATCATGATATTACCCATAAGACTCGAGATATCAAACCCTGGACCTTGCATTTCTCGTCTCCCATTTTCATCTACGGATGGTTCGCTCGCACCTTGTTGAGATTTAGGAACTGTGTTCTGTACCGCAGAAACCATGTTTTGGACCAACCCGGGGTTTTGTTTAATCACGTCATTCATATTAGGCATGACTGATTTAAACATGCTATTGGTTAAATGAAACATCATAGCCGACCCACCGAGCATCATAATAAGCTTTACCTCTGGGGCAACGTGCATTTTAGTTCTATATTTCACGTACAATTCTTCAAAAACTTCATCGTAATCGTCGACATTTTCCATAACATTTTCCGACCAACCATCGAGTTGAATTTCAAATGGGTTATACTTTTTGTTTAAAAATTCAAGACCGGTTGTACATGCAACAAGCATACGCCTCGAAAATTTTATAGATTTATCAACGTCTATGCTATACGTAATTCTCTTTACTTCGTTTCTAAGTTCGTCAATTGGTGAATATACATTTAATCTTTTATTTACCGTAAACCCTTTCTTTTCGAGTCTCCCTAGTTTATTTACAAGATCAGCTTTTTCTTCATCGATTGTTTTGTAGCCTGGTGACGGTTTTTCCTCTTCCATATAAGGCATACCACCTCCCCCACCACCTGCATAATCATACCCCTGATCTTCTTCTTCGTATTCACCGTAATCAACTGGATCTTCTTGTGGAGGAATCGAAGGTGGATTTTGTTTGTTTGGATTAGCAAACGAATCAATATCTTCCTGGAAAGTTTGTGTTTGTGGCGGTGTAAATTGAGTCTTCATGGTTTTCGGCATTTGTTTTTTTACAGGCTGAGGTCTTGGGATTTCGATTTCAATCTCGTTCATAAGAGCTTGTTCGTTATCGTCAAGTTTCATAACATTTGTATGATTTCTATTAAGTATGATCTCACCGTCCATTTAATCTTTATATTGAAAGTATTATAAATTCTTTAACGCACTTTAAAAAAAATGTATGTTGATAACAAATGAAACTTAACGCTACAAACAAAAATACCCTCAAGGCAATTGTGATTGTCTTCTTAATGTTATGCGCTCTCGCCGCCATGAGAACAAGTAATTACCAGACCGTCGAAATCGAAACCCAAAATGAAGGTTCCCTTTTCGATCTTGAATCGAAGCCATCGTGTCTCGGAAACTCGTACTATTCCGATAGTCGAGGTGGAGTTTGTGGCGGACAAGAACTTGTCCAGCAACAAGCGGCGTACAAGATGAAGTAAAATCTCCAGTATATATAAATGGCGTTAGTGACTAGTCAGTCAAGTTTACCCGATTTTGAACACGAGTATCATACCATTATCGTTGATTCTGTTGACGATTCTCAAAAACAAAAATTTACTTCATTCTTTCCAAAACCCCTCGAAAATATAGTTCAGGTTCAATTAACAGCCGCTCATATTAACGGTACAGGTGGAGCTCATAAATTAGTACATCTTAAAATTGATGAATTAAGAACTTTCTTTTCTCAAAGAGGAAAAACAGATCTTGATACAGCTGATGATAATTTAATAAACGGCGTTTTCGGTTCTCTCGTAACAGATGGAACATCTCGACTCGTTTTTAAAAACGAATACCCAGTTATTCAACAATATTTTAACCCAATAAAGAAACTCGATAGAATGACCGTTGAGTTATTGAAGGAAACAGGTGCTTCGGCGCTTACAACCGAAACATGTTTAATATTTAGATTCGTTTGTAAAAAAAGAAATTTAGCCTTCTAATTATTTCAGGGCGATATACACGTATAATTTTAACCTTTTCTTATTATAAATGTCTTCTGGTATTGTTCAACTTATTGCCATCGGTGCTCAAGACGAGTACATTATGGGAAAACCAGAAATTTCATTCTTTAACTCAACTTTCAAAAGGCATTCTAATTTTTCACAATCTATAGAGAAGCAAACGATACAAGGAGCTGTGAAAAATAACGCTATGTCATCGATCAAAATACCAAGATCAGGTGACTTATTAGGATACACCTACTTTACTATAGACGATAACTCAAAAGCACTTGATATTCAAAACTGGGAAAATATAATTGATCGAGTTGAATTGCTTATCGGTGGACAAGTTATCGATTCACAAGACGCGGCGTTTACAGAAAAAATAGCCATAGATACATTCGCAACGAATGTTTCTAAGAGTTCTAATGGTACACACCCAGGTATAAGTGCACGTTCATACTTTTATCCTTTACGTTTCTTTTTTTGCGAAGGTCCGCAATGTGCTATACCAATAGTTGCTTTGCGGTACCATGAAGTAGAATTGCGTATTCATTGGGGTTCGCAAGCAGGTAATTATAACGTCGAGTGTTATTCAAATTATTATTACCTCGATAACGAAGAACGTGGAAATTTAGTTTCGAGAAATCATGATCTACTCATTACACAGGTTCAAAAAAGTATTCCTTCGCAGGAACTTACACAGGAACTTACATTTAACCACCCAGTTAAATACCTAGCGTGTTCAGACACAAGTACCGAAGGTGCTTTAACATCCGCGAGTAATAAAATAAAGATCGAGATAAATGGTCTCGATATAGGTAATTATAAATGGGGGAAACCACATTTTATGGAAATTCAAAACTATTACCACACACAATTCGTAACTTCCCCAGATTTCTTTTTATACTGCTTTTGTCTTTCGACGAGCTCACTCCAACCGACAGGAACGCTCAATTTTAGTCGTTTAGACTCTGCAAAGATACATAGCCAAAGTATGATTATAAATGATCCAATATATGCCGTAAATTACAATATTCTTAGAATAGAAAATGGTATGGCGGGTTTGATATACGCCAATTAAAAATACCTACTTATATTAAATGGTTAAAAATATACCTACCATCGAGCGGTCTACCAAAATCCGGTTTGGTAAACACGCTAATGATAATCAGGCCGAAAACACGGTTGTTTTTAATGCGTCAGATGCACCCATATCTGCATCAACACCAGGTTCACTTTATGTGACACCGGTACGTGTAGCAGAATTAGCAGGTGCGAATTTTTTTGCGTATCACGCACAAACAGCAGAGCTCGTAGATTCGGGTGTAGCTACAGATTTGTTAGGTGGTATTACGTTAGAAAATGCAACTACTGTAGGTAATGTTACAGCAAATACAGTTGAATTTAACAATGCAACTACATCTTTGGTTGCGTCATCTAACGTAGGTATTTCAAATACACTCCCAACGCACGCCTTATCTGTAGCCGATAAGGTTTTTATTAAAGGTCCAGTAGGTGATACCGATGATCTACGAATTGTAGGTAATACAAGAACTGATAGGTTATCAACTACAGGGAACTCTGTCGTTATAGATAAAGATAATACAAACAAAATTCAGGTTTCAGGTATTATACACACTGGGGATATACAAGCAACGTCCCACGTCGCCATAGCAAATACAAATCCACAAAATTTATTTACATTGGGAGCTGTTGGTCAAACTGTTATGAATGTACCAACCCAATCTGTTTTCGCTATAGAAACGACGGGGAATATAAATGCACAATATTATCGTGGTGATGGTGGTCTTCTTTCAAATGTAACTTTACAAACTGTCACGGATAAAAGTAATGTTACATCAAATACACTCCACCTTACAAACCCAACAACGTCACTCAAGGCATATAGTAATATAGTTGTCGATGACTATATATTTGGTAACATAAGCGGTTCCAACTTAATTACAGCAAGTGAAATTACTGCTCTAGGTGACATTCAAGGTCAAACTATTACTGGAACACAGGGTGTATATGACCAAATAGTAACAAATCAAGATATATTAGCAGATAAACTTGTTGGAACAACGGGTATATACGGTGAAATATTAGGATCTAATAACATAACAGCGAGTAAAGTTAGTGGAATACTGTACGGCGAAATAGTAGGATCTAATAACATAGCATCATCAGGTATATACGGTGAAATATTAGGATCTAATAACATAACAGCTTCAGTTATAAATGCGTCATCATTTTCCGGTGATGGTTCGTCCATAACAAATATAGATACGGGTAATATAAACCTAGGTGTTCTCCCCGTAGCACATGGTGGTACAAGTATTAATACATATAGCGAAGGTGATTTAGTATATGCCAGTGGAATAACATCACTCGCAAAGTTAAGTACATCTTCCGCGACCGCGGGTCAGTTTCTTAAATTAAACGCGGGTAAAACGGCACCCGAATGGTCCGATGTTCCACTCACGTTAGATGAAGTTCTTGCATCACAAACAGGTGTGTCTAACGTTTCCGACGAAGTCATAACATTAAATAAATCTTCGGGTGTAGCTCTAGAAGTAACGAGTGGACAAGTTGCATTAAACGGTTCGGGAACTGTATTAGATGCATCGTCCGGTGATATAACGGCAGCGAATTTTCAAGGAGCTTTTAGTGGAAACGGTTCGGGTCTAAGTTACTTAAATTTAGGTCAAGCTAATAATTCCGGACAAGTTCCTATTGCTCGAGGTGGTACGGGCGCTAGTTCGTTAAATACTTTGAGTATACCATACGTGAACAATTCTGGTATTTTTGAGGAGAGTAAAATTGAGTATAACCCATCTACACATATTACATCTATTAGTTCGAACGTGGTCGTTTCTGGAAACTTACATGTTGATGGTAATCTTACGGCGCAGCATACAACTGATCATTTCATTGTCGATAAAATATTTGCAGTCGCACACAACAATACCGTAGACGCAAAAGATATGGGGCAACATATGACAAGACCAACTGCAAACATATTTGCAGGTTTTTTGGGTCAGACTATAGGTAAGGAATACACAATCGCTTTTACAGAAAGTGCATCCGATGGACACACCGTTATACCCACAAACACAACAGCGGATGGATACATCACGGCAAATGTATGGGGTAACGTTTTATCCGGTAACGTCACGACAACAGGTAAAGTAACCGCGGATAATTTAAAATTAACCGGTACGGGAACTATAATAGATGCATCAAATGGTACTATAAGTGCCCAAACGGTTAATTCTTCGAGCGTCATTGGGGGTAACTTCAATGCAACGAACATAAGTGGTTCCGGTCAGGGTATAACACATTTAAATTTGAGTCACGGTAGTCATACAGGCGTGCTTTCTGTTGCGCGTGGTGGTACGGGTACACAGACAGGTTTATCAGTACTCAACCCCGGTAATTTGAGTTCACAAGTTTTACTTGCCAAGGGTGGTACCGGTTTAACTTCTGTTGCACAAAACGAATTGTTATTAGGTCCAGCGTCTGGAACTGCTTTGGATACACTTCCACCGTATGCACCAGTTAGTACTATAGAATACCCAACGTCTGCACTATCATCAGCGGCTAATTCGGGTGAAACTATTGCAGGGGTGACATACACAACGACTGCAAGTAGTAATCAATATGGTGAAATATGGAGAGCGTTTGATAAAACTACCCCGGGGCATAGTACTTTTTGGCATTCTGCTGAGAATGTTTACGATAGTACTTCGGGTGCCTATACGGGAAGCAATAGTTTAGGTAGTGTATCAGGTGAATGGATAAAACTTCAAATCAACGCCGGTGGGACTGGAATTACACCGACATCAGTTAACATTACGGGGAGAACGGGATATGATAATCAGGCACCAGATTCGTGGGAAATATTGGGAAGTACTAATAATAGCAGTTGGACAAGTCTGTTGTCATCTACTGTACACGCTACGTATAACGGTGGTAGTGGACATACAGTTTCTATATCTGGGGCGAGTGCTTATACATATTTAGCCTTAGTTGTAAAAGCAAAGGGTGGTACTGGTCAAACTGCAGTAGTTCTTAGTGAAGTGAGGTTTTTCACGGCGAATCCAAACCCAGCTAAAAGGTTCCTTCGAAGTTCCGCGGCTGGAATAGATTGGGATGAGGTTTCTTCAGATTTACAGACTATTACAGATGGAGGGGCAACAACAACACAAACCGTCGCGTTTAATAACACGACCACAGGTTTAACATCCGCGGGTGATATTGACATTGCAGATACGAAACAAATCGATTACGCTGGCGATGTTTTACTTAAATCGTCGGCAGGTACAGTAGCATCTTTGAAAGTAACGAACGCGGTAAAACTTGACCCGGCTTATGCATCACCTTCGAATAATGTTTTATCGTTCAACACGACAACGGGTGAAATCTATGATTCAGGGGGGCAGGGTGGCTCGACACTCGATAATGTTCACGAATATAAGGCAAATATTTCTATAGGACCATCAGTCGCAGCTGCAAACCTTACTATAAACGTATTTGAATCGAATGTACTTACGGTTTCGGGTAACGTCTCAGCCGATAGTATTACAATAGGAGCTTTACACGTCGCCGCATCACCGTTCAATTTAGACGATGTCGCGAGTGCAGGCGCGGGTGCAAATGTTACGTCAAATGTTATTCAGTTTACAGGTCCGCATTCAAGTTATAACTCGGATAATGCATTTGTTACGACAAATAGTATTAAAATTGGTTCAAATGTAAATGTTACAGGGAATTTAATATCACAAAATATTCAACTTACAAATCCAGGTATAACCGCATCAATGTCATCGACAGATACAATAACCATAGATGCTAAAAATAAAAGTTACGGTACAGCACCACTTGTTCAACTTGCAGGCGATTTAAATAGTCTCGTCTATTCAGATCTTATAGACGGTGCTCAGATAGTCGTACCTATATTTGCATCAGGTGCAGATAGAAAAATATCAAAAAATCTTACAAATGTAAACTGGTACGTCCAGACCAGCGACCTCACTATTAAACAAAGTGAACACGGACTCATGACATTGTCAAATGTTGCAGGTAATGTATATATGAATTCAATATCTTTTACCCAAAATTAGTAAATTAAATAAATCAGAACACACTTTTATATTATATATGGACTTAAAAATAAAAAACCTTAGTATAATATAAAATATGTCTGGAGGTATTGCCCAACTCGTTGCAATCGGTGCGCAAGATGCGCATCTCGTAGGTCAACCTGAAGTTTCTTTTTTCAGGTCCAACTACAAACGTCACACAAACTTCGCCCAAACTGTCGAAAGACAAACTATCCAGGGCAACCCAGCTCGAGCTGGTATGTCAACTATCCGATTCGAAAGAAAAGGTGATATGCTCGGTTACGTCTATATCGCTAATAGAGCGGGTAATGTCACGGCTTGGAATGAAAATGTCGCCAAGGTTGAACTTTTGATCGGTGGTCAAGTCATCGACGAACAAGATTATGCATTCTCCACCTCTCTTGCACCAACAGTTATGAACCAAACGTACTCTAAAGCTAAATATGCTTCGGAAAAATTCTACCCACTCAGGTTTTCGTTTTGCGAAAATGTCCAATCTGCTATCCCATTAGTCGCACTTCAATATCACGATGTTGAATTGAGAATTACGTGGGCCGATAATGCCAGTATTGTCGGAGACCTCGAAGTGTATGCTCAATTTCTTCACCTCGATACAGATGAACGCACGGCACTTTCCAACGCGCCACAAAACATGCTTATCACACAAACACAAAAGGCAATTGCATCGCTCAATAAAGTCCAGGAACTCAGCTTCAATCACCCAATGAAATATTTGGTCGCTGTGAACGGTCAATCTGCATCCGATAAAGTCAAGCTCCAAATTAATGGTACGGATGTTTCGGACGCGAAACCAGTTATCCCTCACCACACCTCGGTACCAGTGTATTACCATACACAGGCTGCGGATGTTGTTGAGAACATCTTATTGGTTCCATTCTGTCTCGACACTGCTAAACTCCAACCAACGGGTTCGCTCAACTTCAGTAGACTCGATTCCGCGAGACTCGTTTCCGATAACTCGACGTTCGATAATACTATCTACGCCGTGAACTACAACATCCTCCGTATCGAAAATGGTATGGGTGGTTTGATGTACTCGAACTAATTCAATTTTTATAGCCACTTAATATAAATGTTCTGGCAACTAGTTTTTATCGCAGCTTTTATATTTATAATTACTTACGATCCCAAGTCCGGAACTTTGAATCATCTCGTCGACTCTAAAAAACAAGAACCCACTCAGAATTCTGAGTGTAAAGAGGGACATTACCAGGAGATTCAATTTGCTCAAATGGGGTATGATTGCCCAAAAGAAAACGGTGTTCAAATGGGTGCGATTATACATACTTAAAAAATTCACTCTACATTTTAATATTATATAATGTTTACCTTTGATCGAGAAATCGTCACAATAATAGCTGTAATCGTATGTATTGTAGCCACTGCATATATGTACAAGGAACTCAAGAAAACGAATGAAGAAATGGAAGGTGTAAAGGGATTTAATGGAAAACTTGTTTCATTTTTATCCAGGCCCAAACCGTCCCCTTTTACAGAACCAGAGTCAGAAAAAGGAAACGCTTTACAAACCCAAGTAGAAGAAAAGAGCCTTGAAAATCAAGATTCCGAGGAAGATTCGTCAGAATAATCATCTCCTATAATTATAACTTGCTAATGAGCAATGAAGAAATACAAGGCTATAGCTGTACCTGTAACGTTTACGGGTGATAAACCAAAGTTTCTCACTGTCCGAGACCGACGATTCAAAGATTGGATTTTCGTTACCGGAGGGTGTAGGCGAAGAGAAATAGTAAATCCAATACGATGTGCTTTGAGAGAACTAGAAGAGGAAACAAGAGGAGTCATTTCTCTCAAAAAGGGTCAGTATTCAGATTTCAAATTCGTAGTTAAAGAAAGTCCAGGCGTTGATTTAGAATACAACGTCTTTATATTTTTCGTAGATTATACACCACAACAACAAACCGAACTTGTCAAAAAATTCAATGATGAGAAACAAAAAACAAATCTTAAAAAAATACAAAAACAACCATATAAACGAACTTACGATGAAAATGATTTTATGAATTTTGAAACATTAACAGAATTCAATACAAAAAAACAATGGGATAGAATAGTTAAAAACGTTCTCAATAATCCAGAGTTTTATGCATGCATAACTTCACTCAATAGAAAAACCTTCTCTATTAAATAATGAAGTCCAAAGCTTACATACTCTCACAAATTTCGCATCTTCTCGTTGAAAGACATGGTTATACACAGGAAAAAGCAGATAGGTACGCAGAATTACACAAAGAAGATAAAGTTTATGAACTTCTTGTTTTAAAAAAGAATTTATCAGAACAGGAAGAGTATCCAGAAATATCGTATAGAAAATCAATTTGGAGACATCACTACGATAGTGATTAATTAAATCAATATAAAAAAATAAAACTACTACTTGGTAAGTAAACCATGTTTAAAACATGGTGTAAAGAACAGGGATTCTGGAACAATACCAATGTATCACATGTGCTCATGGATGGAGGTGTCCTCTCAGTGCCATTTGATAGATTGAATGATTTCTATATTAAATACACAGATTCCTATAATTCGGGGGAAAAAATATTTGTGGTCGAACAGAAAACTGAAAATTACAACTTTTTCGTGGATATCGATTACAAAGATGAAGATGAAATAGAATTTTCAGAACTCGAAAACTATTGTAAAATAATATGCGAAAGAGTTAAAAAATTGGGGGGTAAAGAAGCACTCATTTCCGTAGCTCAACCAAAAAAAGTAGGTCATCTAGTTAAGACGGGTATTCACATAAATTGGCCAGATTTTATCGTAAATCAGTCATCAGCTTTAGCAATACGAGAAATTCTAGTACGAATAATGAACGAGTATTACGGTTCAAGAAATTGGAATGATATAATCGATGAAGCCGTTTACGGGAGTTTAAAAAGAAAAGCCAAGGGAAGCGGATTTCGGATGCCATGGTCACATAAAAAGGGAAAACATGATGAATGTTCCGGTAAAGGGTGTGCAGAATGTAACTATACCGGAAAAGTAACTCAAAGTGAATACAAGCCTATATTTATATACAGATATGGTCCGTTTCAATTACTCGAAACTATAGATGGTCAGGTCGCAGATGTTAAAATAATGAACATGGCTACTTTACGTACAGAGAGAGACGATCCCGTGATAATAGAAAGTAAATATTCAAAAAAATCAGAAGGGTCTTTTACAACTGCACAGATAAAAAACGAATTCAAAGATCAGGAAGCTATTAGTCTTGTAGAAGAATTTGTAAGAAAAAATTTAGAAGGTCAGAATTTATCGAGGATAACAAAAATTTATGAAAATAAAAACCAGTTTCTCGTTTCAACGAATTCATTTTATTGTGAAAATAAAAAGTGTAACCACAATTCCAATCACGTGTGGTTTCATATATTAGGAGATACTATAGCACAAAAATGTTTTTCGACTACCGATACAATGAGACATTTTGGATTTTGTAAAGATTTCACCGGAAAAAGACACCAACTCTCTTCTAAAATTACGAATATATTATACAAGGATGGTAAAGTTGAAAAATATAAACCAAAAAACAGTGTTAAAAAGAATGAACCCGTTGGTTTTGAACAAACTATTGAATTATTGAATCTTTTCATAAACAAAAACGTTTTCAAAAACAAAAACCTTAAAATACAAAATATAGAAACTAAAAATACTAAAAAACATATTGTTTTAACATCGTATTCATGTGAAAAATGTATAAGTAATGTAAATTTTGAAATAGAAAATAAATTACTTATACAAAAATGTAAATGTAAATCACCACCTAAACATATATTAACCAATAAAATATTACAATCTTTATAAAAATGTTAGTTTTGATAATAACGAGTAAAATACTTAAAAGAAATGTGTTAATACTAATTAAAGCATGTCTGTGTCTCGAAAAACACGCTCAGGACGATTATCAAAAGTACCAGAAAGATTAGAATTATTTGAAGAAATAGAAGACGATTTCAAGGACGATGAATATGATACAGACGTCGATCTTCTTCAGACGGACGACGAAGATATATGTTCAGAAGACGAAGAATCCGAATGCGATTCAGATGAAGATGAAAACGGTAATTTGAAAGGATTTGTTGTTGACGATGACGAAGACGAAGACGAAGATGTCGAAGAATCTTCTGATGATGAAGAATATTCAGATAATGAGTAATATCAGGCTTAAAAAAAAGAATTCAATTTATATAAATGGAAGCCGAAGTTGGAACACCTATTGAATATAACCCAGAAGAGTTTTTAAACAAGGATAACGACTTACATGAACAGGAACCAGAAAATAATGAACAATACTATGTTCAACCACAGCAGCCAATGTATACACAACAGTTAATACAACCGGAAAAACAAGATATATTTTCTAATTTAGATAAAACCGGGTACGTTATTATATTTGTTGCATTTTTATTAGGGTTTTTTATGGGTAAGACTATGCAACCTGTTATTTTAAGACCTGGATAAATTTTTACCACCTATCCAATATACAGTCGATGGGGTTTGTTGACCCATAAATTCACCAATTTCACCATATGATGATTCAGTAAAATAAGATCTACTCGTAACTAGTGGATCATCAAATGTATTTTTCATAACTTCAGACGCAGTTACTTCGTCGTATGTCGCTTTAGAATCACTCGATGTTTTTTCTAATTTATTTTTTTGATTATTATACAATCTCAAAAATAAAGTTAATACAAATATCAAAATAAGAATGGTGATTATATTCAATATAATACTCAACATACTTACATTTAAATAACAAAATTAATTTACGCCTGTTCATTTTCCTTATCATCAGATGTTACTTCTTCTTCACCGTCGTCTTCAGTTTCTTTGACCTGACCTTCTGTTGAATTTTCAACAGCGACTTTCTTAGCTTCTTCCTTCATTTCCATTTCTTCTTTCTCAATTTTTTCCTTGAGTTCAGCCTCGCGCTTAACTCTGACCATTTCCATTTCTTTAGCAACAATCTCATCAGCTTCCTTAACCAAATCTTCCATATCAGCGTCTGGTTTTTCTTTTTGGAGGCGTTCCAAAACTTCACCCGGATGGCTCACTGGAGTTTCATCGGGTTTGGTATAAAACTTGGAATTCTCGTCTCCACCTTTAAAGTACGTATCAGTTCCCGGAGCCTTAACAGCCATCATATCCGTTTTACGTTGCGAAAACATGGCAGCGGCTTGAGCTTGATTTTCTTTGTACCCCGTTATGAGTTCTTCAAGCTTTTCATCCGTATAATGTACATCTTCAATTTGTGCCGGGTCAGGTGGAATCAATAGCCATTTATACATATCGACAACATAAATATCAAAAGTTGCGTCTTCCTTTTGAAGACGTTTAGCATGAGAAGCAGCTTCTTCACGCGTATTAAAAGCACCCCTAATTTTAATTCCAAACTTTTCATTCTTTTGTGGCGCTTCCGGTCCTACTACAGAAAGACAGGCGTAAAGTTGACCTGGTACGGTTGTGTAATCTTGTTCAAGAGACATTGTTTATATGTAATTACATGTACTTAAAACTTTAAGTATATGAAATTGTAAAGAATGTATTGGAAAAAACAACCTGTTAAACATGACGCAACAGAAACAAGTAAGGGGGAGATAGATTCATCAGAGAACCTTAAACTTGAAAAAAACGTGTTACCAGAAGGGTATGAGTGGGATTCATGTTATTTAGAAGAATTGTGTATGTTTCTTAAAAAATATTATATACGAGATTCAAATTATGCGTTCGATTATCCACTCGAATTATTAAAATTGGCGACTGATGAAAAATTCATAATATCTATACGCGATACCGAAACCAAAATCATGCACGGGTGTATTACAGGTGTTCCTTCAACCGTAAATGTAAACGGAACGTCATTAAAAATGATTCAAATAAACTTTTTATGTGTAGATAACGATTCGCGTTCAAAAGGATTTGGACCTTTACTCATAAACGAAATATCACGTCGTGCTCGAGAATATAATATTAGACAAGCTGTATACACTATAGTTAAACGCGTATCTCCACCGCTAACAGAAGTACGCTATTGGCACAGGCTTATAAACGTAAAAAAACTAAATTCTATAGGATTTTCAAAAGCACGCGAAATACCAAATTTAGTATTAGGATCATCGAGTTTTAGGGAAATGACGAAAAAAGATATCCCACGCGTTACACAAATTTTGCAAAAACATCTTCTTAAATTTAAATTGTATATTGAAATTGATGAAAAATATGTCGAAAAATGGTTATTACCGTGTAAAGATGTTATGTATTCCTATATAAGCGATACTACCGATCAGTTTCTTTCTTTTTATAGTATACCTTACGTACACGTAGAATCTGGGAGTGTAGTAAAACAGGCGTACACGTTTTATAACGTAGGAAACTGTTTGAAAGATGCGATAATAATGGCACGCAATAGAGGTTTCGACGTTTACAATTGTACAAATATAAGTGTAAGCGAAGAAGAACTCGTTTTGAATAGATTTATGAAAGGTACGGGTACAAATAATTATTATTTATACAATTGGAATGTTGATGAAAAAATAACACCAAGGGATATTGGATTTACATTAGTTTAAGGTTTCCATTTAAGAAACGATGGTAAAGCGGCTAAACCACCGAGTACTATAATAGTGTCTATGAAAAGGACTTTATTCTTAATTTCGGGACACCAATTCTTATACTTGATGATCTGTTCTGAATCTTGAGGTTTTATCCAGTGGTAAAACATGGCGAGGTATGTTGGACCGAGGTTTCTTTCACAAAGGAACCAGTGATCGTAGTAGGCGAGTGCCACATAAGGTACATATAAGAGTACTAGAAGGACCCACTTATTTCTATGGGGCAAAAACCAGTAACCACCTGATAATGCTAACGTAAACCATATACACTTCCAATTTGCGACGGGTTGAGTATTATCACACTTTTTATCTTCGATTTCCATTTCTACTTGTATTTCTAAAATGAACCGAGATAAAATTTTGGAATGGTTTGTTCATGTTTTCCATAATTTTACGTTTAAGATCAGTTAATGTTAATAAATTTTCTAATAAATATTTAATTTCTTTTGAAGTATTATTAATCTTTTTTACTATTTTTTTTTCATCACCGTTAATCTTATTAATCTTTTTTATTATATTTTTTTCATCACCATTAATCTTATTTCTGTTTTTTTGAGGTATTTTATTCTTAAACATCTTAATCACTAAAATATATTCATACTGTTGTTGATATTCGGTTAGAAGTTTTTCAAGTTTTAACTTAATTTTTTCTATATTTTTAATTTCTTTCTCAATCTTATTAAGTAAATTTTGTTTTTCTTTATACAATTCCGCGTTTTTTCGCAGTATATTGTTTACCATTTCTATAATATGTGATTATTTTTTGGGTTTTGATTTTTCCATTTCTTTTTTCTTCCTGTATTGTTCAAGTCGCTTCAACGCCGCGTTCATTCTCAATTTTTTCAATTTTTTATTGGTCTCTTCACGAGTGAGTTTTTTGGGACTGGGTTTGGAATTATTTGTTTTATTTTTCTTTTTCGTATTTTTCAATTTTTTTTCGTTCTCCATTTTCATCTGCTTTAACGCGTTTGCTAAAGATATTGTTTTCAATTTTTTATTGGAAACTTGGTTAAAATTTTGTAACAAGTTTCGTTCGGTTCGCCAATCTGGACGAGGGGAATAATTGGAATTGGAATTAGATGACATTTATATAGTCTGAGATTTTTACCTTAGTAAACCATTTAAAAAGAAAAAATTAAGTTAAATAAATGGAGGAGATACGCAAGTACCATAACGAGTCTAAACGTCTCCTCATCCAATCGGCTACCCGCGAAGGCGACAGTATTTTGGATGTAGGATGTGGATTCGGTGGTGATCTCCA